CTACTACAAACTTCGGGTTAGCAGGTGCGCCTGTTGCGTTAATATCAGTAACAGTAGTGCCATCATACTTGGTCGCATTATTTGCACCATCTGCCCACACGATGTAATCAGTGCCAGCCAGATTGTAACGGAAGTGTGTATATTTTTCAGCATTAGTTCTGCCTGTATCAATCTGTGTCCAGCTACCTGTCTTACCAGCTTCATGTATCTTACCACCACGTGCAGCAATAACCTTGCCACCAAAGTAAGCAGACATTAGTACCTTTTCAGATGACGAAGTATCTTGCGGTACAATATTACTATTCCATTTTTCGTAGCCAGATATACGTCTGTATCCACCACGAATGTCAGGCTCAAAGTTTTGCAACTCAAGTGCCATGCCGGGTTGCATAGCAAAGGTAGACTGGTCAAGAACTAGGCCACCCTGACAAGCAAACACATAAGGACTTAGTTGTGCTTCATCTGCCATGCGTCACCTAAAATGTTGCTGTGTTAATGCCGTACCTTTGTGAGTGCGGAATATAGGTTGACCTTACATAGTCAGTGCGGTTCAAGAGGATTGACTGCATATGCTTAATACCCTCTTCAAACCTAGAAAAGTTAATGCCATACTGCTGTGCTTCACCCCGATACTGGTAGCCATAAGCCGTAGCACCATCTACAATAACCTGTCTAAACTGTTCAGGAATAGTAGGTACATCAGTAGACTGCGTAAGAGCAGTAGGTTTATCAAAGTATTCAAACTTTAGTTCGTATGCTTGGTCAGGATAAGGATACAAACCGTAATTATTATCAGGAGTCCTAAATACATACAGGGGTACGCCACCTACTCCTGTTTTAGTTTCTTGGTCAATAAATCTATCTACATATTCTTTATAATCAAGTACTCGTAATGTTCTTGCTGCTACGCTAAGAGTATTATCTTGAGATATTCTAAATGTTTCATAGTCTACATGCTGTGCTGTAGCTGGGATAGAGTAACGTGTAGTATTAGCTGTTAGTGTTACTGTGCTAGTAGCATGAGAAAAAGGCCAGCCATATTCACGTGAGTTAATATAATTGATAGCATCGTTTACAGCGTTCTTACACTGTGTCTGAAAACCCCGTGCGCCTGAAACAAAGTTAGCTGTAGTCAACTCAACTTCGTTCATACGAGAAAGCACTTCGTTTGTTAGACCTATGTAATCGTATGCCATTTGTAAATCCTAAAAGAGTAAGTAGGGGCAAGTTGCCCTGCCCCCACTATGATTACTTATGCAAGTGTATCACGGTCTACTTCATCAGCAGTGCGTGGTGCAGTCATGTCTACGACAAGAGCGTAGATACGAGCCTTACCAGCAGTACCTGTACCAGTGACAGTTGAAACAACGTCAATGGTATCAGCAGCAGTTGTACCCTGTGGTACAGCAGCTTCTGTGATGATGTCACCTACTGAACCTGACTGAAGGTTAATTGCAGTCACAATGTCTGCAGACCCGATTGACAGGTCAGCAGTGTGTGCAGATGAACCAGCACAGGCTTCAGTGATAACTGCACCAGCAGCAAGTACCATGCAGTTAGCAGGAATGCTAACAGCAGTTACTGTGCCAGATGCGGTAGGAAGGGTTACTTCAGCTTCGTAAACACGAACACCTTTAGCAACAGTTTGAGAAAGTGTAGCCATTGTCTATCCCTCCCCTATACCAAGTTGAACTTAGCGTTAACAAGACCTTCAGGACGCAGAATTTTGCGACCATACAGGTGCATACCACGAACGATGTCAGCAAAGCTGTCAGGGTCACGATATGTTTCTGTCTTGTTAATCTGCTCTGCAGTGGCAACGGCTGAGTCATGACCAGCAACAATCACACCATAGTTAGATGCGTTTGTACCGCCAGTTGTGTCTGAACCAGTGCCAATTTCTGGCAGGTTGTTTGACACATAGACCCGGAAGCCATGCAGGTTATTTAGGACAAGACCGTTCTGCAGTCCTGCACCACCAAAGTCTGAGTTCAGAAGTTTTGAATCTTCGTCTTTCAGTACTTCCATGAACACTGGGTTCACAACAATCCAACGGCCCTGTGAGTCTACGTTTTGCTGGTCCAGCTTACGTGACATACGAGCAATCACTTGCAGTGGGTTAGCATTACCTGAACCCGGTACAGAAGTAGCACCCGGCAGACGTGGCTGGATACCAATTGATGAACCAGCAGAACCGCCAAAGTCATCAGCTTCCAACTTCATGCTTGCTAGAAGTTCATCTGAACCAGCAGTTGAAACAGCTTTTGAGCCGTTGACAGTTGTGTTTGCAGTATCAGCAGCACCATGCAGGGCTGACTGCTTGAAACCACACAGGTAACCCAGAACGTCTTGGTCGAACTGGTCTGCTAGGCGGTAAGCCGCACGGTCACTTGCCAGAGACTGGAAGTTTACGTGTGAATGCGCCTCTTCGATGTCGTCAACCTTAAATGCAAAGTAGTTAGCTTTGTCAATTGTCAGGTTGAAGTCTTCATCGTCCAAGTCTTGAGCAGTGATTTGCGTACCACGCTCATATGCCTGAACTGAAATTTCGGGTTCCTTGATAATCTTCACGGAATCACCCATAGCAGCAATCTCACCAAAGTAGTCATTGTTGGTGATTGCTTCAGCAACGGCAGACTTGCGGAAAGCAAGCTGCACCTGTTTGCTGTAGATTACAGGTGAAAAATTACCGTTAGGAAGATTGCCATAACCCGCAGCTGATGCGAATGCCATGATTTTTCTCCATTAGGTTAGCATTTTTCTACAGATGCAAAACTCGCCAGACTAATCAGAGGCTAATTCGTTTGGGTGTGTATCCTAGTAAGGTGGCCGCCCTACTGTTCAACAGGCCAAACTCGTCAGGTAATCCGTAAGCTGTGCTTGTTTGCTGTTTGTGTGGACACATTGCGCTATGCATCCACACTTGGTTACATATAGTTATACTGAAAAATAACTATTTGTCAACACTTTTTTTATCTGGCAGAACCAGACATATCATAAATAAACTTTCCTGTTCGGATAGCTTCCATGATTTCGTCAGAGCGTTTCTCGTATTCTTGGGCTGACATAGCCTGAACCTGAGACTCTTTTAGATAAGTGGAAGATTCGTCTGCTTGAGGTGTGTTTCGTTCACCTTTTGCAGATACCGCTTCAGCCGCACCTTTAGACGATTTCTTTTTCTTTTCTCCACTTATCCCTCTATCTGCTTTGTACAGGTCAATTGCTCTAGCTGCTGACCGTGCATCGTTATCATTTTCGTACAGTGCTTCCTGTACCCACTTAGGCTGTTCTTCTGCCCAATTATGGAAGTCATCACTATCACGAATTTCTCCAAAATCTGGGTGAATCTGCAACAACTCAACTTCTGCTTTTTCTTTTGATGCAGACTGTTGTAATTCGTCAATTGCTTTCATTCGCTCTTCTAACGCAGTAGACTGCTCACGAGCCTTTTTCATTGCAATTGTTTCTACTATTGCTGCAACGTCTGGGTATTCTTTTGCCCATTCTTCTATGTCTTCATCGGACTTAGGCAGTCTCATTTCTTTTTGCGTAGCTGCAGAAAGTTGACTTTTTAAAGTTTCAATTTCTTTCTTTAACTCTTCTGCTTGTTTTTGCTGATGCCTACGCAAATCAGAATAACGCTTCTTAAATGTTTTTTCTTCTGCGTTTGCAGGTTCAGCTTCTTGCTCCTGCACTTCCTCTTCTTCAACCTCTCCCCTTTGTTCCTTGAGCAACTGTTCTAGTTCCTCTTCTTCACGCTTAATGCGTTCTTCTTGTGAGTAAGGTTTATTTACAAATGCTGTTTTCTTTTGCGGTTGCATTTCTTCCGCCATGATAGCTGCTTCAGCCATTACTTTCTCCATTGGGGCTAACCGTAGCCAGTGTTGGGGGGTTAGGTAGCCATTGAATTATGTAGGTTATTTTTTAGAAGCTAACCCACTCTGCTTCATCTGATTGGCTAGTCCACCTTTATTGAAACCGCCATAAGCACCAAATGATTCACCAACGCCACCGCCAGTTCCAACGCCACCACCGTAGCCTACACTTCCGCCATAAGAAGGACGACCACCAAAATCTTGACTATCATCATCTCCTCCGCCTACAGAACGTGTGTGACCCATCTGCGCTTGCTGTCTTGCAAGAGCAGCTTTCCTATTTGCTTCAGCTTCTGCGTTAATTCTATCTTGTGCTGCATTTGCTTCTGCTCTGATAGTAGATAGACTTTTGCCTTTAGCATCCAATCCATACTGAGCAGCTAATTTATCTCTAGCTGATTTAGTAGCACGTGCTTCGGCAAATAGCTGACCATAGCTTTTTTCTCGCTCTATTTCTCTGCCACGTACAGTATCACTAAAAGTTCTGGATAGACCCAAATCTTTTATGTCTTTACCTAAACCTTTACTTGAATCAGCTAATTCTCTACCAAGGTCTTCTGCTGTCTTACCTGCCACCGCAGCAGCTACAGCCTCTCTAGTAGCTTTCAATTCTCCAGCTAGATTTTTTTGAACAGTAGGTGATAGTTCATGCAACCTCATTCCTGCAAGCCCTTCACCTTTAGTGTAGGCATCTCTCGCACCACCGTAAGTAGAATTTAAACCGCCTAAGAAAGCATCCATAGTAACTTTCTGCGCTGTTAAAAATTCTTTTCTTGAATCAACTCCACCGCTTTTAAGAGTGCTACCTATATTTTTTAGCCCAGCATTTTTAACAGTACTACCTACCTTAGCCATCATTCCACTAGGCGTAGCTGTTGATAGTTGTGATATTTGTGACTTACCTATCTCTTTTAACTCAGCAAGTAAATCTTCATCTTTAATCTGGCTTCTATCATAACCAACACCTCGCATATCGGTAGTTGTAAATTGACCTTTATCTCCGCTGGTTATTGGGTCAATTGCAGGTGCATCATCATCACCGTCACTTTGCATAACCTTTGTATCTGGTATAGCTGTGTCTGTTGTTGCATCTGTCTGTGCAGCAGTTGTCTCAGACGCAGGTTTGAATCCTTGAGGAATTGTAAAGGTAGAGTGAACCTTTCCATTTTTAAAAGGAACTTGTATCTCATCTCCAGCATCATTGCGATATGTACGATATTCATCAGGAGGCCCCATATCTGCTAGACCAGAATCTAATCCTGTACCGCCTGACGTACCGCCTAGAAAAGAAGTAGTTGAAACGATAGGAGTAGCCTGTTGCATAGGCGGTTGATATGGAGCAGTAGGCATAATAGGTTGCTGGACAGGTGGTGTACCAACTTGCTGACCGTAATTAGCAAACTGTGATTGCTGTGTTCCTAGCATACCAGTAGGCTGTGGTTGCATAAACGCACCTACCTGAGCATTAACTACACCGCCTTGTGCATATTCAGGTGTACCATCATCTTCTAATTCAAGGTCGTTAACGTCAAAAGGAATGTCGTCAGGTATAGTAGCCTCATCAGAGTTACCCATCTGACCCATTTCTTCCATTAGCTTTAAACCTTTTTTGGCTTCTTGTCTCATCTCCATAAGACGTTCCAAGCCAAAGTAACGAACAACATCAGCAGGAAATACAAACTCACCTTCACTTAATTGTGCAGGAATATCATCACGTACTTCTTCTTTTGTAGAACCAATAGGAACATCGTTGCCAGATATAGGGTCTACAGAACCGCCTTCGTCAAGAAGACCGCCATCCTCAAATCCACCATCCGCAAACCCTCTTGTAACAGGCTCAAATAGTTCCATTT